AAGCACATATTATAGAATACTTGGAACAATCAATATATTGGCATCAAATCCACTGTTTAATTTGGATGATTCTGGTGCTTATTTGGATTTATACACTTGGAAAGGATTTAACTACGTAAATCAAAATGGTGATTATCGTTTTACAGACCCAGTATATCCAAATGTTATTAAAAAATATTTAAAAGAAAATAATGGTTGGTTTGGTTATTATGACCCAGACATAACAAAAGCTGGTTTTTGTAATTATTTTGATATGGAACCTAAAAGAGAAAGGTTTTCATTTATTCAAGACATAGACCCATACCACAATCCAACAGGAGAACCAGTAAAAAATTGGGAATTAACAATAACATATCCAGCGACTTCAGATTCTGGTCACACAATGGTAAATGGTGGTCTGTTGTTGGTAGATATTCAACCAGCGGATGTTTCAACCAGACAAATGAGTGCAATATCAGCTGGTTGTTTACACAATTTGGCTGTGGGTGATTTAGTTAGAATCACAGGTTCAAACGGTTATGATGGAGACCATTTGGTAGTAAGAACAGGTTTAGATAATGGTGATTTAAAAGGCTATTATTTTGTTATAGACGTACCGACATCACCTTTCAATACTATAGACTTTGACTCTAGAATGAAAAAAGTGGTAAACGATAAAGAGTCTGTTTACTATTTTAGAAAATTTAGAAAAATAAAAACAAGAAATACTCCAGTTATTGAGACAGATGACTATGAAACATACAGAGTTGCTTTTAGTGAAAATTCTTATCAAGATGATATAACTCAATTTGTTTTTAATGAAGACATTGACGTATCTGATTTGGTTGATAATTTAGGTAGACCACTTACAGAATTATATTTGACAGTGATAAAAACAGACAGCAATAATTTGTTTACACAAGTTAAATCTGGTATTGAGTTGCCATTTATTGCACAGTTAAATACTAGCAGTAGTAGCAACCCATATTTGTTAGATATACCTGTTATAAATAAAATACATAATGGTGGTTCATTGCCTTTTCCTAGCCATAAAGAATTAGAATTCAATGTAACAATAAACAACAATAATAATATTACAAACAATAATGATTATTATGGTGATTTGGTAGAATACAATGAAGCTGAATTAAGAGAATATATTTTAGCTCACGTTTCTCATAGATTTAATACTCGTAATAGAGAGACCAGCCCATCAATGACGTATACAACAATTGAAGCAAATCCTTTTACGACACCAAACACACCAGCAACTACTGTTACCACAAATTTAGGGCCTAGACAAGAAGGTTATTTCTATAAAGCCCATCATATGATTAGAATAAAACAATTTTCAACCTATATAGAACAAAGTGATGCTAACACAATTGGTATACCTAGTTATGCTGTAGCTTTGGGTGACGGCACATATTTATGGAGGGATGTTTTGGATATTGGATTTAACCAAGTTGATGGAACGGCTTTAAATTATCCATTTTTAAATGGTTGTCACTACAGATACGACAATTATTGTTTTTATGTAAGAAGACAAGACCCATTTGATAATTGGGATTTATACTACTCAACCTATCCAAGCGACCCTGTAGGGGAAAGCATTACTGATAAATTTACAATTAACTCGGCTGAAGATGTTTGTTAACAAATTTCAAATAAACCTAGCAACACTAGCTAGCGGTACAACAGCAACGACAATAAATATTCCGATAAATATGGAATATCAAGTTGTTGACAATGCTGAGTTGGTTGACCGTGTGTTTGTTGACGTTGAAACTGAAAAAAACATTAACCCAATTATTGACTACGAAAAAACAAGGTTTGTTCCAATTGATAAAACATCACTACCAATAGATAGAATAATATATAGAGTAACATTAATAGCTGGTAATACATATGGTGCAATAGGTTTTACAGATGATGATATAAAATTTAGAAAAGAAAATTTTAGACAAAGTTTTTTAAATTTGAATTTTTATGATTCTGACAATCCTTTATCACAAAATCTAGTTACAAATATTACACTTTATTCTAGAATAACACAATCTGATTTGGTACCCATGGGGTCTCCAATTGGTGTTATCGGCCAACCAAAACCAGCAAACCAAATACCAATAACATACACATTAGAAAGCCCTCTTTTAAATCCTAGAGGTTTTTCTGAAGGATATTTTTTGTATGACTATAAAGATGAATTGCTAATAGGCGGACCACCTAAATACTTGTACATGAGAGCCAGCTTTAAAAATGCAAAAGATGGCAGAACTACAAACATGATGGTCAAACAAGCAGCACAACCTATTGATACGCTTATACACGAATTGTACACTAGATTTATATTATCTAGGACAACAACTGGGTATTTCTATACTATAGATGATTCCTATCAAGGAAACATACCAGCACCATCAAATAATGTAACTTACCTAGGTAATAAGATTTTTGTTAATTTATATCAAATAAATGCTCTATAATGGAATTAGTTAAACGTCAAATATCGTTAGAAAACAGCACAAATAGGGGTGATTTTAGCTCATCATGGGGTGCCATGACCGCTAGTACGTTTTACGTTAATATTTTCTTGTCTCAAGATATTGATGATATGGGTCTTTTTACTGATATACAATATTTTTCAAATGTTCCAGTAGCTCAATCACCAGTAGATTATTCCATTTTAATTAATAAAATGATTCAGAGTGGTTATACTTCACCTTTTATGTTTGGTATTTTACCACCAGCATTTACAGGTATAACTGAGACAGACCTTAAAACACTTCGTTTTACAGGGAATACGGAATCATCATATTATGCATATTTTAATATACCAATAACTGGTTTCACAGATAGCAAAATAGAAGACGTGTATTCTTATAGTCAGTTAGACAGATTAAAAGTTGGTTTGGATATTGAAGCTGAGACATACATAAACTATATTGGAAATACAATAAACGGTGTTAGTAGAGTTTCATCTGATGGAGAGCCAGTTGTTTATGTAGTAGATACAGCGAATAATGCATTATTGGGTACAAATAACCAAAGCAGTGGTATATTATATAGAGACTATTCTGGTATAACTAGAACTGTTACATATGAAGATGGGGTGACTGAAGTAATCCCAGTAACTCAATTTAGGTTTAGGGGTGAGGGTAAAAACCAAACAACAGTCTCATTATCCGCCATTACCAAAGAAGAATATTTGTTTGGAATAATTTCTACACCAGAAGTTCAAAGTGATGTATTTATAGATAGAGGTATAACTTCAGTTATGGATATGCACTTAAGACTTTCTGAAATAAAAAATATGGGAGAATTAGCCAGATATGGTAACGGATTTTACACAATTAGAAGAACATAAAATACACTTTGAAAAAATCATAGTTATATTATAAAAAAAAAAGAATAAAATGGCAACAGGAACTTATGGAATAGTTAGACCAGCAGACATCAGACCAGATGACGTTGAGATTTTCTATCATTATTCACCATCTAGAGACCAAATTGGTAACACTACATTACAAAAGTTAAACCCAGCTGATGTTTTAATACCGCTGGATAATCCAAACAAAACTCAGTCGAATGTGACTGGTTTTGAAATATTTGGTGGAATGTATACATTAAAATTACCAGCAAATTTATTTGGTATAAAAGGGTTTTATTCAATTATAATAAAACCAATAGAAATAAGAACCAAAATAGTTGACATTGGTGTATTGTCTGCATTTCCAGACATACAAGGTTTATTGTTTGATTTGGCGGCTATTCCACAACAATTTTTGACTAGATTCGAAAATAATGGTTTGGTTGGGTACAGAGTTGAGTATTTGAGTACCAATACTAGTGGTCCTGATGCTAAAATAAATAACTTTTTTAGGGTAATTACATCAAATAACAGAGCTGAACCAGTAAATCAAAACTTAACCAATAGCAATCAAAAAGCTATTAGATATAGGTTTAATGACAATTCAACTTTAACATTTTGCACTGTTTCACCATCATCAGCATCTAATGTAAAACCAAATGCGTTACCTTATATTGGTCAACCAAACCAACAAGTTATCATAACAAATACATTTTTCAATCCTTTGATGATTGAAATTGAAATGGTTGAACAAGATATTGAAACATTGGCCTTTGCTTTGTTCGGAAATCAAACAAAATCTATCGAAGATGGTATTTATACTATCTACAACTTCAATAATCAGATTTACAAACAGTATGATTTGTATGAAATAAAAGATAGGTTTACTGGTAAACCATTGTTTGAAGTTAGACAACAAAGAACAACTATTGATTTTACTAAAAACTTTACAACAGTAACAACAGTATAATAGAAAATGGCTAATGACAGAATAAAAGTAGTTGGATATGCTCAAAAAGTTGTTTATACTGATGGTATCGAGTATAGAAACTTTACACCTGACTTAGTTGGTGTACAGCTTGCTAGTGATGGCAACACCCCATTGTTCACAATGGGTAACTTTGCTGTTACAACAAACTTAGACCCTAAACTAACAAAGTTTTTTACAACATCAAACTTTTCTAATTTTGTCACCCTATCAAGTTTAAATGTAACGGTAGAACAAGCCGCTGTATTGTTAGATGACAATGCTAGACCAATCTTAAATTTAGATAAATCAAAATTAGATTATTATGCTTTGTTTGGTTCCCTTAGAGAACTTATGAGAGTTTCTTTGGAGGATATAATTTTAAAGTGGCCAGCTTCTTTGTATTTGACACCACTAACAACTGGTGCTTTAGGTGTTCCAGTAACTGGTAATACAGTACAAAATTATATTTATGATGATTTATATGAAACATCAACATTTAGAATAAACACATCATTTGTAAATAATAATTTCGGAATTGTTTATACAACAAATGGTTCAATTCTTAATACTTTTAATGAAGCAAATGACTTAAGAAATTTTACGGTTAACTACAACTCATATGCAATTGCATATAATAATCAAGAATATGAAATATTAGAATATACTGCGTCAACATATACTTCTAATGATTATGCTTATTTTAAAGTAAAAGGCGACCCATTTTCAGCTGCAACACCAGATTTAGCTGCGACATATCATATAAAACCTAAAAACGTTTTAGTAGATAAATTCTTCAATGAATTACCTGATTTAGAGTATTATTTGTTAAGTCGTGATGTAACACCAATATATACCGCTAGCTTTACCTATCCTGTAAAATCAGACGTTGGTGTTATTGTTTATGTTACAAATTCTGCAACATGGCCAGTAAGTGATGGTTACAATATTGATTTTAAAAGTAGTGATTATTTTGATTATGCAACAAAATTATTAGAGATTTGTGATGTAAATGATTTGTCATCAAGCAACCTAATGAATAGGTTTTTGGTTTCTGAATCAATTACATCTTTCGACACAGCACCAGTTCGTTTATCAGCAGACGAAGAAGATGATACAGGTCAAAAGATAAACAAAACGTTACAAATATATGGTAGAGAATATGATGAGTTAAATAGATACATAATAGGTATTAGTTTTGCAAATACGGTAAGTTACGATAAAAAAGATAACACGCCAGACATTTACCTTAAAAATTTAGCAAATGTTTTAGGGTGGGAATTAGTATCGGCAGTATTTGACAATGACTTATTAACTAGTTATGTGTCTACACCACAATCAACCTATTCTGGTCAAAGCGTTGGCTTGACACCAGTTGAAGCTGATGTTGAACTTTGGAGAAGAATAATTCTAAATAGTCCGTGGATATGGAAATCAAAAGGTGCAAGAAAATCAATTGAATTTTTATTAAGATTTATTGGGTCACCAAAAGGTTTGATTCAATTCAACGAATACATTTACAAAGCAGATGGACCAATTGATGTTGAGTTATTTAATGCTGTATTGCTTTTAAATGGGTTAAATAATGATGATTTATCAATATATCCAATTGATTCTGAAGGTTATCCAAGACCATTAGCAGATACACCAGACATGTATTTTCAAAATTATGGTTTATGGTATAGAGAAACTGGCGGAACAGGTGCAACAATAGATATATTGGGCGGCAACAACCCACACGTTGGGCCATATGACGGTGGGTCTAGGTATCTTGACCAATTTACTTGTTTGATACCTAGATTTAGCGCTGTTACGGTTAGTTCAGTTACAACAACAACCGACACAACAAATCTGTATAGTAATTACGATTTCGGTAGTTTTAATAGCGGTGTTACGACAGCAACAACCGTCACATCGGTAAACATGACAAATGTAGATGGTAGTACTTTGGATAATTGTATTGTCTTCAAACCATCTATTATCGTAGACCCTAATCCATCACCAATATTGAATGAATGTGGTTGTGATACTGGTCAAATAGATAATGTATTAAGCCTTTGTGTGAGTGAAACGGAACCAAAAAAACAAAATTGTCCTAAATTTGTAAAGGAACCATCTTTAACATCTCTTGGGTTACTTTCATTTTCGTATGAACAATATCTACCAAATGGTAGTGTTTACCAAGTAAATAATTCACGAGTTGGTTTGGATTCTAAATTTACGTCAATAGATTGTTGTAAAAAAGTTGGTGGTAACCCATTTCCTTACAGTGAAATAAACAAAGGTGTGGTTGAAAATAAAGGTTATATTTGTTGTAAAGCAAACCAAACACCATCTTCGTCATTTGAAAGATGTGGTTGTTTTGTTACTTGTAAATGGATGGTTCAAACAAACTATGTAACCCTTCCAGTATTAGCTCAACAAGCTCAACAATCTAATTATCTATTATTTAAAGATTTGGATGGAAGTAATCATGTTGTTATGCCAGATAAATGTAATTGTATTAAAAAAAATGCGGCTGGTCAAACACTTACAACTCCCGTTCCAAATATAACCGACCCATTTACTGGACAAGTTGGTGTAGCATGTCAATTAACACAATTTGGTATGGTTGACATAGCAAATGGTCAAAATGGAACAATATATGCTTTCTATAATAATAAAGCAAATGGGGTTACTAATAATTTTTATCCAAGAAAAATAGATTGTTTTTACACCCCATAATAATAAAATGAATATTTATCTCTAAATAAAAACAATAATGCCAACAGGAAAACAAACTAGTTGTTATACAAAACAATACTTATCTACTAACGGTTCGTTAGTTGAGAACCAAGATGGTTCTGTGTCTATATTTGTAAGAAACACACAGAATGTTTTGGCACCAGTTTTTTTAACAAGCTATTGTTGCGAAGTTTTAGGTTATACTTTTGATGCAAATAATCAAAAATGTTTATGGTCTGCAAAATCAAAATGTAGTATTGAAAATTCATTTAACATAGAATTAAACCCTGTTGGTAACTCTAGTGTGATATTCAATGTTGGTTCTAACGAATCGTGTCAGCTTAATGTTGAATTTGATTATTTATTTAAGATTAAGTGTGAAACACTTAATAAATTTTTACTTGAATCACAAAATTCGACAGAACCTACGTATGACCCAGATGTTTTAATACAAATCATAAACCTTCAAGGAGAAATTCAAAATCAAGAAACAGAATGTAGTGCGATACAGAACACAATAAATTTCTTGACTGATGGAATAAAACAAACACCGTATTCTATTTTTTGTTCTATACCAATATCGCAATCAAATGTTGCTTTACCTAATTCTTCTAATCAAATTATGGGTAGTACGGCTTTTGGTAATACAACAAGTGAACCAACAAGAGGTCCCCAAGTTATACAACCAATAACACCAAATATTGGACATGTTAATAATCAAACTTTTTGTATTTCAGAACCAGATGGATTATCTGCTTGGGCGACAATATTGGGGGCGGTTAACTATGAAAATTTTATCAACGGTGACCCAACATCATATGGATGTGATGAGGTAAGTCAATTATACGAACAATCACAAACAGCTGTCGCAACTGGTGGCCAACCATTACTATCAACTTGTACAATACCATTTGGTACGAGAACACAATTAGAGGTTAATTTAGCAAATTCTTTACAACAACAAATTGATTGTAATAATGTCTTACAAACACTTTATTCTCAGTTGGCTACTTTAACCGCCACACAAGAAACACAAGTTGTAAAATGCGGTGACCCTATTGATATGTTTGAAACGTTAGATGTTTCAATGACTCTTAGTGTTTATAGTGGTGGAACATATGTTGTAGTATATGAGGATAATACGCTTTTCCCAGCAATAGGCGCTGGTAACTTATACAATTACTTAACAGAAAGGTCACCAAGCGGTTTTTACGTTTGTGGCGGTTCTGATTGTCAACCAATGTATTTAAATACTGGTCAATTTATTGGTGAAAATACAACAACATGTGATGCGGTTGCTGAGAACTTAACGCAAGCACTTTTTAATCAATCTGGTTTACAAAACACATCTGATGATATAACAATATTTACAGACAGCCTACCAACAGATTCTTTTAACTCTGATTGGCTTTCGTTTAACACAGATATTACCGACCCAGTTGTTTTATCAGCCATAACAAATCAAAAAATCAAAATAAATCTAAAATTAAATCATACGTGTGGTGATATTTGCATTTTGATGGATAATATAAAGTTGAACAAAAACTGTTCTACAACATCAAACACAAATATATTTGTGACAGAGTGTCTAGGATTTAAATTAGAAAAGATTATTGACAATAAAAAATCATGGTTGGCAAATACAACACCAGTTAATAGAGACTTTAGAGTATTCAACGCTAATGGTCTATACCCAATTCGTCAAACAAATTACGACATAGATAACGAACGTTTAATTATAAACACCAAAGAAATTGATTTGGATATAAACATTGCAGCAGCCATTGAAACTGATGTTTGGTGTTACATTGTTGACAATCCGTGTTTATTGACTGGTCAAACAACTTGTGAATTTATTTGTGAAGGTCAAACTATACCAAAATCATGCCCATCTGGGTATACTTTATCACTAGATGGAACACAATGTATTGGATTTACAAACGTACCTGCAACAGGGGTTGGTATAACATTTACTGCTGAAACAGCTGGGCCAGACCTAAATTGGAATTCAAATGGTGCAATTTTTCATGAAAACATAACTAATAAAATATTCCCCATTTCAATAACTGGTGCTTCATTTGCTTTGCCAGTATTTGCGGAAGATAATGGTACTGGTTCAACATTAACAGTTGAAGCAACAGTATTAAATAATTTATGGGGTAGTGGTACAACTTTACCTTACAATAGAGGTAGACTAAACAATATAGGTATTTGGGCAACCACAGGAACTACAATATCGGCAGATACCTTTATTGGGTTTTCATTTTGTTTTGATGCGCCAGCAACCGCTGAATATTGTATTGGTATATCTGGTGATAACTATATAAAAGCTAAATTAAATGGAATAACAATAATAGACGTTAGTCCATCAAACAATAACCCAAATTTAAACTATAGAACTTGGAATGTTTTTCCAATAACTCTTAGCGGTGGTACAAATATTATTGAATTAGAGGGTGCTAACGATAACACTGGTGCTTATCCATCACCAAACCCAGCTGGTTTTGGTGCGGAAGTTTATAATGTGCCAGTATCAATATTAAGCGGTCTTACCACAATTTCTCAACTAGAACCATATATTATTTTTACAACTAGCGGTAAAACTGGTTCAACCTACACAACATTTACTTGCCCAGATGGTTTTGCATTTAACACATGTGATGGGTCACCATCTTGTAGTATTCAAACAACAATACCATCATCAGCTACGTCTTGTTATTATACAGGCACAACATGTGGTGATTTATTGGATTTTAATGCTCTTTTAACACAACCATTATCAGCTGTAACAGTATTAGAAGATTTCCAATATCATGTATTATCTGAATTAATTGATGCTAAGAATAGGCAAACAATTTCTGCTTACCCAACATTAAGAGCTTTATATGATAGGTACATAGAAAGTACAACATATTGTGCAGCCCAAAGTTCAGCATTTGATTATTATACCATGGACAAATTTGCTAACTTGGTTGGTAATTATTGGGTTGATATAATAGAACAAGTAATACCAGCAACAACTATATGGGGTAGTATAAAGGTTTATACAAACACAATATTTGACCAACAAAAGTTTAAATATAAATCATATACATCATTATTATGCGGAAACGTATTTAGTGGCGACACAGTATTAAGTCCTATAAATGGAACGTCTGGCCAATGTCAAACAGTTGAGGTAATAACACAAAATATATCACTATCTGGACAAACACCGATAAGAGTTGTGAAACCACAACTTTCATCATGTGGTAGTCTTTGTTTGGCGCAAATGAACCATGGTTCAGAATTTATTGGCGGTGTTAGTACAATAAGCGTAACACCTACTAGCTGTACAGTACAAGGTACGGTCATTGTTGATTGTTCATTAGGTGTTACAATAACAACACAAGGGTTAACAGCTACGGCTAATGTTGTGAACGGAACCGCACCAATATATTATGATTGGAGCAATGGCGCAACTGGTCAAACAACAACCTTCCCATCAATTGGCAAATATTATTTAACTGTTAGTGATGGAAATTGTTGTAACATAAGAAAAGAAGTCGTAATTACTTAACCTAACAAATGATATTTATACATAAAATAAGAGTATGAAACTAAAAGACGACCAAATGATATGATTGTTTATAACACACCAACTAATAAATTTCAAAAAAATGTTAGTTAAACCATTTGGGTAGACTTATCATAATTTAAATAATATGCCACAATTAATCAAAAACATACAAGGTAATTTTTATGATAACACAACTGGAAATGTTGTGTATCTAAAATCTATTTCAGCTGAGCTTCAGCAAGAAGACTATATAAATGTATATGGTCTTGTGGCATATTTGCAAAATCTAACGAGAGCTGAGCAAACATCTGCCTTAACAAAACCACTTTTGTTTGGTTTAAAAAATAACAGAAACTTACCAGTAAGAACATTAAATATAGATTACTAATGAGGTACCAAGAACTAATATATATTCAAAATCAACATAGTGCTGTCAGAAACAAAGACTTTGTAAATGTAAACATGAGTTCTGATATTAGCATATTTGAAGCTCCTTTGTTTACATTAAGTGGCGCTTCAAAAATTGATTGTTCTGGTGTTACCACAGGGAATACGTATGTTATAACTACAGAAACTGAAATTCCTTTTGAATTTATATTTACGGCTAATACTAATTCTTTTACTGCTAATAGTGCTACGTTTAAATACGAAATATACAAATATAACAATAATGCGAACATATTTACACAACCACCAGTATTTAAGTCAGAAAACTTTGATTATTCTAATTTGGTTTCAAGTGGTATAAATAAAATACTCTCACAAAATATATCTGTTAGTTCATTGTCTTTGGATGGTGATTATCTTGTAAAAGGATACTACAATTTTAGTGCATCTACAGAATACCTAGGTCAATTAGGTAAAAACATAGACACAGCGCAATATAAAAACGGCAATGAATATGGCTTATATGATTCTAACACAGATTATTATTTTATAGCATTTAAAGGAGCCGATGTACCAACATTGCTATACAATAGCAGCAATTTAGCCCCAGCCAACCAATTATTTCAACAAGTTATATTACCAGAAGAAGGGCAAACAACATTTGTTATTTCTTTCTTATATGAAGGGTTTTTTATAGTAACGCTTAATGGTTTGGTTTTGGCGCCAACTTATGATTACACATATACTGGAAACGTTGTAACCATGAATTCAAGCTTGGTTAAAGGTGATATTGTTACCATAATTTATACAACTAGCGGTGGGAATAATCTTATTGGTGATAATATTAATATTTCATCAGCAGTAGTTAGTGGAACATCTGGAAATGAAGGTTCAAATACCGCTTACTATAACATAACAACAAATAAATATGAAATATACACTAGCGTATCACCAGCCACTGGTGGTTCAATATTAGTTATGATTAATGGGGCGACATTGGCGAATAATATTGATTATTATCAATCAATTTCAAACCCAAAAAGAATTATATTAGAAGGTGATTTATTGGTTGGTGATTTAATAACTATTGTTTATTTTCCGTTGGTATCAGCCGTGAATGGATTATTTACAAATAATCCAGGTGTATCTTGGCAAATAGCTAATGCACCACAAAAATCTAATGGTACATTTACATTGGAGGTTAGTACTGGAAATTCATTTACAACACTTTATAGTAGCAGTTCACAACCATATGTAACTGGTATTGCGTTGTATTTTGATAGCTTTATAGCTAGCGGAACAGTTGGTACGACTTTTTACTACAGGGTAAAAAATGAAAAGAATTATGAGACTTTTTGCGGTAACATTATTACAGACACAGCATATAGCGAAACTATACCAGTAATCGTTCAAACTAATTCCATAAATTCATACTAATATTATTGACTATTGAATATTTATAACTAAAATAAAGGTAAAAACAAAGATATTTATAACATATGAGCTACATTATAACCAGTACGAATCCATTTGTGAGCATTAAATTAACTGAAAAAGGAAGAGAACAACTTTCTCTAGGCCAATTAAATTTTAGTTTTTGGGCTATTGGCGATTCTGAAATAAATTACGATAGAGAAGCGATAGTAGACGCTAATCCAACAAATGTAACACTATCAGCTAGTAGTAAAGTCTTAAGACCAGTTGACAGACAACCAAACATAAAAAGCTTTATTACAACCAGCACCTCAACCTCAAATTATCAAGCAATTAACGCTTCAAACATGAATGTTGTAAAGGCGATTGTTAACAATGAGGCAGCTGAAAGAGGGTTTTTTACAAATAATATTACTGGTTTTACAACTGACTTGTCAACAACTTTAACACCATATTATCAACCAGTAGCAAATGCTACATTGTCTGGTACTAGTACATTAACATTGAGTGGTTCGCCAGTTGTTAGTGTTGGTGATATAATATTACTTAAATTGACCAATTCAATTGTCGGCCCTATTTCAGCTGACGAAACAACAATAGCCACGCCAAATCTATGGTATAAGGTTCAAGGTTTGACTGGAACTACAGCTACATTGGATAGAAATCTACCAAACCTTTCTGGTGATTCACAATCTTCACAAGTTTTGATTTATAGAGGTGGTGAGATTTATAACACAATATCAACAGGTACAACAACAGCTTACTGGGATACTGGTACTTTATCATTTAATTCATCAGTAAATGTGACATGTCATGATGTTCCAGTTTGGAACATGAATAATGTGTGGTGTGAAAACTTAGCTGGTATGTCTGGTGGCACATATGAAGATTATACATATTTTGGTTCATACCCATACTTGGGTACCAAAAACCCATATTTTGAATATCTTTGCGTATCTACTGGAACTAGCGAAACACAAATTAAGTGTAACGACCCAGGAGTAAGTTATTTTGATGATGTTTCAAAATCTATATCAATTATACATTATACTAACAACGCTATATCAAACTTATATGGTGAGTTTTTCTATGTTGACGCAACAAACAACAAATATATAAAACTACATATACCTAATTTAATGTATCACAGAGATGGCTATTCAACCGCTAGTGGTACATCAATGGGAATGGATTTTATAGCCACTGGGGCAACTCAAAAAATTGGAACCAGCGATATTGAATATATTGACTTGATTGAAGACCCGTCTTTTATATCAACAGCAAACACGACACCTTTAGTTGTTGGTAAAGTATTTCCACAATTGAAAATGATTGTAATTGACGATGATGAAATTGTTGCGGCTATGTCTTACAAATCCAACAGAAACTGGACGTTACCAGAATTGGCGGCAACATTACAATCACCTTCTGGTGGAACATCAACAGGTGTTTTGAACTCAAACCAAACAATGTATTTAACATATTCTTTGGAAGTATCTGGTGTTAGCGGAATAACATCAAGTTTGCCTTGTCAAAACTATGTTAAAGTTGATAACGTTACATCAACGGCCAAAGATGTTGCATTTAGAATAAATGGTACTGATTTATTACCTTACATGCGTAAGATTGAAAATGTTGGTTATGATGGGTTAGGTTTTTATGCAACAAACTTCAAATTATTATACCAAGTTGTTTCTGGTTCTACACAAAGACCAGACCCAGCTGCATGGAAGGCATATGATTTTACTAGCAATGCTATAACAGTAAACACTGGAAAGACAATCGACCCTAAATTATTAGAAAACCAGTCACCAGCAACAACTGGATTTGTTTTGGATTCTTTAAAAGCTGCATCAGCAACCACATTTAATTTAGTACCTTTGTTAAACTTACCACAAACCAATCAACCAAGTTATTTACAGTTTGGTGATGAAAGATTTTTCTATGGTAATTTAGAAACATATATTGGTGCCACAATATATAAAACAATTTTTGATATCAGAGTTAATACAAGCTTGTTTAACTTGACATCAAATCCAACTAGAAGCACAGACCCAGCTACCAATCCACCTAATATTAGAGTTACAGAAGTTGGTATTTATGATAATTTACAAAACCTTGTTTGTATTGGTAAATTAAGTAAACCAGTGACGTTGCTTCCAGGAAATACAATAATGCTTGAGTTAAGTATGGATTTTTAAAGATAATTAAGATATGGGATTTTTATCAACAGCAAATACAATTACGTTAACAGCTAAGTTAACACCACTAGGTAGGCAAAAAATGGTATCTACAAACAATGCGCTTATCGCCACATTTTCTTTGGGGGATTCAGACGCAAACTATTACGTTCCATTGACTTTATCAACTGGTGAAATTCCAGCTGAAGCTGGTGAAATTGGTGCAAACGCAACTTTTAGTAATAGCACAGCTCAAAACGCCAGAATAAAATCTCCAATAATTGTAAATCCTAGTGGTTTATTAAGAAAACCAGTAGAACAGCAATCAATCACAATATCTACGGATTTGCTTTCAAACGGATTTACAACTGTTAGCGGTAGTAATTTAACGCAAGTATTAATTGACAGAAATGATTATAATACAGACGCTTTGGTGAATCTATTTTATTCATTTGGTTTACCTTTGAATTCATCTGATGACGAGACATATACTGGAATTACTTTTGCTAGTGGTGGTTATTCAGATACAGCATTGAGTGCAATAGCACAAACAAATATATTAGTTTTAGGAATAAACAATGCTAATTATGGTGAGTGTATTGATGGTAAAACAGTAAAAATAGAATTACCCACTAGTGCTGGTACATATACCATATACAGTACATTCCAAAATGATGGAAGTTCTTTATTAGTTCAAGACGCTAACATAAGAGACACATCAGTAGTAACTGATTATCTAGATGATAACATTGCAATGTTGTTTTCTGATAACATAACAACACCAAATGGCGGTTCTGGTTCATTAAGCTGGGCAACTGGTTATGGTACTACAAAACCTTTTAGTGTTAATGGTAAACAACTTTACAACTTACAAACGAATAGCAGTCTCGCAACCACTGCTGACACCATTGTTGGTATTGCATATCTTGATAAAGGCTTTGTGGTCATCACGAATCCTCAGATTATTACAGATTATGATTCAGTTACTTTAACAGCTGCTACTGTAACATTTGACAGCATATCAACATCAATATATCAAAATATAACATGTATTGCTGCTAGAGGTGAATTTGGAATATCCACAAATCCAACATTCTCAGGTTCAGATGTTGTCAGAATTTCGGAAGTTGGGTTATATGATAACTTGGGTAATTTATTAGCTGTTGCTAAAACTGATAGACAAGTTACAAAAAATATAAATGAATTTTTGGCTTTAAGTGTAAAAATAAATTTATAATCTTTACCTTTCAACAACGGTTCTTAGATTGGTATTAAAAATATATGCAAAAAGAACCAAATTTTATATTGGCCTTGGATGTGTCAACATGAAAAAATTTCATTTAAATACAACTTTTTGGTTTTATCAACATATTTATAATAAAGATAAATATTATGGCAAGACCAAAATTAAAAGAAGAAGATAAAAAAATTAGATTAGGTGTAACTATATCTAGAGAATTATATGAAAAAATTAATTATGAAACTAATAATAAATCGGAATTTATTGAAAGATTATTAAATAAATATTTTTATGAAAAATAATGGTGTTTATAAAATAGTTAATCTGGCTAACAATAAAGTTTATATTGGTAGTACTGGAAATAAATGTGGTTTTAAAAAAAGATGGTCATATCATTTAAATGATTTAAGACAAAATAAACACCATTCTAGACATTTACAAAGAGCGTGGAATAAATATGGTGAAGACTCATTTGTTTTTGAAATATTAGAGATAATTGAAGAATTTACAAAAGAAACATTATTACTTAGAGAACAATATTATTTAGATTTGTACGAATCATATAACGTTGATTTAGGTTATAATATATGTAAAATTGCTGGTAGTTCTTTAGGTGTTAAAAAAACACCAGAACAAATAAAACAAATGTCTGAAATAAGAAAAGGTAAACCACTTTCTTGGATGAATACAGGTGAACCAAGAAGTGAAGAACACAAAAAAAAATTAAGTGAATCATGTAAAGGTCGTATATCTGAAAAAGATGGTAAAACTTATGGTGACTTTTATGGTGAAAAAAAAGCAATCGAACTAAAGAAAAAGCTAAGTGTGGCACATAAAGGGCAATTTACTGGTGATAAACACCCAAACGCTAAACCAGTTGAACAATATACCAAAAACGGTGAGTTCATACGGGAATTTGGTAGTGCAACTACAGCTGCAAATGTTTTAAACTTATCAGCTAAATCAATAAGACAGTGTACTAATAATAAAATTAAAACTTCTGGTGGTTTTATCTGGAAGCATAAAAAATAAACAAGTTAGAATGGATAAAAAAAATAATAACCCAGAGTTTTTGTTAAGTCTGGATGTGTCAACATCCACAATAGGCATCGCTTTGTTTGAGGATTTAGGAGATAATGGCGAACTTAAATTATTACATCACGTTAGCCCAAAGGTAAACCCAAAACCAGAAAACAAAATGGAAGAACTTTTTAAAAAAGTTGAAATCTTCCAGACTGAATTTTTAAACAAATACGCTGATTTTGGTATTACAAAAGTTATCATTGAAGAACCGCTTCTTCAATCAAATAACGTATATACAATTGCAACTCTTTTACGTTTTAACGGTATGATATCAAAATCTGTGTTTGACACAATAGGTATAGTACCAGATTTTATTTCATCATATGATGCTCGTAAATATGCGTTTCCAGAATTAATGGCTGTTAGAAAAGCTAAAAAAGATGGCACCCCGTTATCAGAAAAACAAATAGCCAAAAACGAACCAGTTTTATTTGGAGATTACCCATTCGATGTGGATAAAAAAATGGTAATATTTGAAAAAGTATGTGATTTAGAACCCCAAATAAAATGGATTTTAGATAAACACAATAAATTAAAAAAAGAAAATTTTGACATGAGTGATGCTTATACATGTGGTTTAGCATGGTTTAATCAAAATAAAAAAAGAGATAATTAATTATCTCTTTTTATTACTCTATTTATATAACCATATTATTTGGTTTTCTCGATTTTATTTAATACCTTTGTGGAATGTCACATTTATTGGTTAACATTTTAGAAGGGTTTCTAGGCGAACATAGAAAACATAATGAAGATACTGGTCAAGTATCTTTTGATTGCCCTGCGTGTTCAGAGGACAAAGGAATGCCAGAAGGTGATGGAAAAGGCAATCTAGAGATTAATTATCAAAGGAATGTGTTTAAATGCTGGGCTTGTCAAGACACCAACAACATGCATGGCCCAGTAATGAAGCTACTTAAAAGGTATGCATCACCAAGGAATATTCGTGATTATTTGCTGGTAAAGCCAGATGCTAATGAAACACACGACAAGGAACACAAAGAGATTATAGTAACACTACCAGAAGGTTATAAAAAATTATCATTGTGTTCAAGCATGGATTACAAAGCTGATTTGGCTTTGAGATACTTGAGAGAACGTGGAATAACCGATGAGATTATAAAAGAGTTCCAAATTGGTTACACAATACGAGGAACATACTTTAATAGAATAATCATTCCGTCTTACGATTCTGAAGGAAAATTAAACTATTTTATTGCAAGATGGTTCGCCAAGGAAAAAACAAAATTAAAGTATCTAAACCCAGAAGCGGAAAAACAAGAAATAATTTTTAATGAAGGTAAAATAAACTTTGATGCGACCATTTATTTGGTAGAAGGTGTGACTGACCATATTGTCACACCGAATTCAATACCTTTATTGGGTAAATTTATATCACCAAAACTACTAGATTTGATTTATGAAAGAGCCACTAGCTACATAGTCATAGTCCTTGATGACGATGCTTATGAAGATGCGGTAAATTTATACAGACAGCTAAATTTTGGAAATCTTTATGGTAGGATAAAATTAGCCAAATGCCCTGAAGGTTACGACCCATCAAAAATATACGAAAAGTTAGGTCCAAAAGGTATTGTCAAACTGTTAATGAGTGCCAGACAATTAACCTACAACGAATTGAGTTAGTTCTTCTTTGTTAGGATGATTTTTAATCATGCACAAATCGCCTAATTCACTTGAAACACATTCAAAATCTGGGTCGTTTTTTAATTTATCCCATATTTTTGCAACCATTTGGTTTAATCGTCTACCTTTACCAGAGTACAAATGTCCTAAATCATGTATAACCGCTTTGTATATTTTATACCCTAACCCTAATCCTCTTAAATCTTCTGGCAAATGCATATGTATTTGATATATCATATCTTTAATCACTTGAATATCAACAACAATAGCATCCGATGCGGCTGATTCAAATGGTAGGTTGACACCTAAATGAGCAATATTTCCAGAACCACCTAAATCTTCTATTTTAAGGTCTTCCCAACTAACATTTTTTATTGCTAGTTTTTCATCATTGCTAAATTTTATATCTTTTGGTACCCTAAACGATGGTACAGTTAAAGCTTCACGTAATAATTTTTTAACTAATTGACTCATGGTAACTTTTATTATAAATACTTGCATACCATAACAAACTATCGTATATTTGCGAATATGGCTAAAATTAAAAAGTGGGAATCAATAATTTACTTAGAACCGATACAACATAAATATCATCATAGAGAGACTGGTAAGATATACAAATCAGTTACAACTACTTTGTCATCAATTGAACCACATTTTGATGCTGAAGGTGTTTCGTTGGCTATTACAAGACAACCTGATAACGTTAAACAAGAACGCTATATTGGTTTGTCTCAACAACAAATTTTGGATTATTGGCAGTTGTTGAATGATGAAGCTAACGTATACGGTAGCAAGGTTCATGATATTGTTGAGCGTTATTTACTTGCGAATAAGTGGTATTTTCCAGAAGACAATGAAGAGGGTATCTTTGAACAAAAAGTTATTGACGGTTACAATGCGTTGAATATTGAAGAAGGCGATGCGATGTGGCCAGAAAGAATATTGTTTTCTGAACAATACGAACTTGCTGGTACTTCAGACTTGATTATTGATATAAATGATGTCTTTTTTGATGTTGCTGATTATAAAGGGTTACCATTAAACACTCCAATATTTACGTCTAATGGGTGGAAAACAATGGGAACATTGACATTAGAAGACAAAGTTTTTGATAGTGATGGGTGTCAAACAGAAATTAAAGCAATATCAGACATTAAAAATAAAGATTGTTACGAAATTACTTTTGATACTGGTGAAAAAATAGTTTCTGATTTTGAACATAGATGGTTAGTTTCTTTTTTAAGAGAAAAAAAATATAAAGATGTTGTTATGACAACAATAGAGTTATTTGATTACATGAAAACTTTACCAAAAGGTAAAAAAAGATATTCTTGGAAAATACCTAAAATTGTTTGCGCTAGACCATTAGAAATCGATATAGCTAATTTACCAATAGACCCATATGTTTTTGGTGTTTGGTTAGGTGATGGACATTCAGCTGATGGGAAAATAACAAACATGGATGAAAATGTGTGGTCTGAAATAGAAAAAAGAGGTTATAAAATTGGGGAGGATATCTCTGGTGGTGGTTCTGGTTTGGCTAGTACTAGAACTATTTTTGGTTTGACACATGAATTGAATAAGCTTGGAGTATTAAAAAATAAACAATTACCAGATGTTTTTTTAAATTCATCTTTCAATCAAAGATTAGATGTGTTAAGAGGGCTTATGGATGCTGATGGGTATTATAATAAAAAAAGAAATAGGTTTGTCATGTCAACTACCAGAAAATGGCAAGCCAATGCAATAAATATGTTAGTGTCTAGCTTGGGGCTTAAAGCAACAATCATAACAACTAACCGAAAATTAAGTGGTAAAACATTTATTGCTTACGATGTTTGTTTTACCTCACATTATTTAAACCCATTTTTAGTTAGAAATCAAGATATAAATATTGAATTTAGAAATAGTTTTTGTCATCATATAAATATTGTATCAGTTAATAAAGTAGAATCAGAGCCAACGATATGTATTGAGGTCAAGAGCCCAAAACATACATTTTTATTCGGTCATAGTTTTATTGTAACACATAATACAAATCGTGTTTTTAATTTTTATAACCCATATGGTTATGAAACGCTATTAAAACCTTTTGAGCATCTTCAAGCTTGTCAATGGTCTGTGTACACTTTGCAGTTAAGTGTATATGCTTATATGTACGAGTTAGAGTTCCCTAAAAGAAAGTGTCGACAGATTTATGTTTTGTATTGGGACAAAGAAAAACAATCATTTCAAAAAATACAAATAATGTATCTTAAAAAAGAGGCTAAGCAGCTTATTGAGATGCATCACTATAATATTATAAAAAACGGATAAAATTATTTTCTTTTTTTTATTACTTTACTCTTTTAATAGATAATTATATTTAAAAACTATGACAAATAAAATTCTTTTCATTAGTTCTGATAAAGTGAAAGACTCTTATGGTATAACTTCTGGTTTGTTTAATTCCGCTTCTTTTGTTGTTTCATTTTTAAAAAAAAAAGGATATGAGGCGAAGCTAATTTCCATCCCAGATTCAAATTCAATAGATAGGGTTGTTACTGAATACAATCCGACAATTGTGGTGATTGAGGCTCTTTGGGTGCCGCCATATAAGTTTCATGAATTATTTAACATTTCAAGACACAAAGATAGAAGATGGATAGTAAGAATTCATTCTAAAGCTCCATTTTTAAGTATGGAAGGACTAGCCACTAAATGGATTGGTGAGTATACATTAATTAAAAACGGAGTGGTTGAATTAGCGCCTAATACAATAGAATTAACACAGCAATTGTCTATTGCGTTTCCTTTCGGAACATTCACATACCTACCTAATGTTTATTTTCCAAAGAAAATCGTTAAATCAAATGTAAATAAAGACGATAACACCATAGATATTGGTTGTTTTGGTGCTGTTAGACCGCTTAAAAATATTTACCAACAAGCTTTGGTTGCTATTGATTTTTCCGAGTCTATTAATAAAGAATTAAGGTTCCACATCAATTCAAGTAGATTAGAACAAAACGGAAACAATGTGTTGAAAAATTTACAAGCTCTATTTGAACATTCACCCCATACATTGGTTGAGCATGGTTGGTACAACCATTTTGAGTTTTTAAAAGTTTTAGCTACGATGGATGTTTGTATGCAGGTATCGTTAACGGAGTCGTTCAACATAGTAACTGCTGATGTTGTTTCGGTTGATAGACCAATAGTTGTTTCAAAAGATATTGACTGGATGCCAAACTTTTTGAAAGCGACACCAACATCGCATGACGATATTTTTAGTAAATTACGTTTTGCGTACAATAATCCAAAATTAGTGTCAATTATTCAAAAATTATATCTTAAATGGTACAATAAAAAAGCCAAGAAAATTTGGCTCTCAACAATAAATAATTAACAATGAAAAAGGTTACAAACTTAAGAGAATTTTTGGGTAGGTTTATTAAACAAAAGCCTTGGAAGGAAGATAAAACATTAAAAGAAGCCTACAAGAAAAAACGTGAAGAAATTAGTAAAAAATTCCACGATAAAAATCAAGGAAAAGACGACCATTTTGACCGTGACGATTTTATTTATTAAATTAGTTGTGTTTTACTGAGTTTTTTAGTATATTTGTAAAAAGTATACTAATGACAGTAAAAAAAATTATACATATGGCTGATATTCATATCAGAACATATAGACTTCACGATGAGTATAAAGACGTGTTTAAAAAGCTCTTATACGATATATCTGAACTAGTAAAAGATTATCAAAGAGATGAAGTAAGAATTGTGATAGCTGGTGACTTAGTTCACCAAAAAATCGTAATCTCTAACGAACAACTTATTCTAGGTACATGGCTTTTAAGGTCTCTTGAAAAGATAGCACCAGTTATTATAATAGCTGGCAATCATGACCTTTTAGAGAATAATAAAGACCGTATGGACAGTATCACACCGATGGTTCAATTTCTACCAGACAACAATATAAACTTTTTTAAAGAGAGCAAATGTTATTTGGATGATAATATAGTATGGTGTGTTTATTCTATTTTTGAAGGTAATTTAAGACCAGATATTGAGTCTGCAAGACTTGCTTTCGGTGATGATAAAACATATATTGGTTTATTTCATGCTCCGCTAATAGGTTCAACTACTGATATAGGTTATGAAATAGAACATGGGTATAATTTAGATATATTTGAAGGTTGTGATATGGTTATGTGTGGTGATATCCATAAAAGGGGTGTTTTAAATTTTAAGGAAACTAAAGAAATATATGAAGAAGAATTATACGAATATGAAAAAATGGGGTGGGTGTTAGATGAATAATTATCTTTTTAATTTTGTTGTTATATTTATTAATAAATAATGATACAACAAAAATTTAGAGAAAATGAATAACTGTAAAAATTGTCAAAAAGAAACAAAAAATAAAGTTTATTGCTCGATAGAATGTCAACATATTGGTTATAAAAAATTAAAAGTTGATAGAGTTAAAATTAATTGTTTACTATGTAACAAGGAGTTTGAAACGTTACAAAATAAAATAGATAATGGTAAAAAATACTGTTCTAGAGTTTGTAAAGATTCTCATCAAAAAGAACTTTATATTAAAGAAGGTAACCCAGTTTATAATATTGAACATACTGATGAATGGAAAAAATGGAATTCTGAAAGAATGAAAAAATTATGGGAAACCGAAGAACATAAAGAAAAAGTAAAAATCGGTCAAGAAATTTTTTTTGAAGAAAATGGTTTTTGGGTGGGTACAAATGCTGAAGCTTGTTTAAAAAGAATAGAAACAAATTTAGAATTATATGGGGTTGATAACATTAGTAGATTACCAGAAACAACAATAAAAAGAGATGAAACGTGTTTGAAAAAATATGGTCTAACATCTATTGGTGTTTTAAGAAATGGTAATAAAGTAAAAAATAA